GGACACGGAGAAGGAAGACATTCGCCAGCCTCTTGAGTCTGACGACATGGTGGACAGTCCAGAGGGCAGGGTCATTGACCGCACACGCCCCGTCAATCCGGGCGGCAGGGATGCGGTGGGGCCACAGCCTGACAGATACAAGCCGGTGAAACACTTGGCCGACGTCCTTGAGAAATACAAGACGACTGGACTAATTAAACAGTTGTGAAGAAGCGAAACAACAAGTCAAAGTGGCGCAAGTGGGAGCCACTGAACATCAAGGCCATGAAGCCCGAAGACTTCCAGCCGTGTTATCCGCTTGAGGGCGAACACCTGCGTCAGTGGCAGCAAGAAACATACGCCTCTTTTCTGGCGGCTTATGAGCATGTGATGAAGGCGTTGGGTAGGGATAAAATTTAATATGACCGCAGACGAACTAAAAAGTTTCTTGGACGAAATGTCAACCTTCTTTCACGCATTGGACAAGGTGTTGCCTGACAAGATTGACGGGCAACTCATCAACTGGATTGAGAGTGTGCGTGAGGACGAATGGACGTGCGAACTCTTGCTGAAGGTGTTATCAAAAATTAAAAAGTGAAAACGCTAAATACAATCATGCGGCATAGGAGACTTGGTCAGCCAAAGTTTAAATCTTTATCACTGGAATCGTCTGACGTCTTGTTGGACGAACAGCAGATGACGGCAACCTGTGTGTTCTCAACATCTGCCACGGACAGGGTTGGGGACATTGTGGAACCGGCCGGCATCAACACATTCAATCATCAAGCCAACCCCGTCATCTTCTTGGAACACGGACTGTTCTATCAGTTCCCCATCGGCAAGAGCGAAGACGCCGAAGGCAACTACACCGTTCAACTCGCAGAAGACTACGGCCAGCAAACTACATATTTCAGCCAGTCCGACAAGGTGGCCGAACAGTGCTTTCAACTTATTGCTGAAGGCGTGCTGAAAGGCAACAGCCTGCGTTACGAGAAGGGCAAGGCGAAGCGGCTCCCTAACGGTGGGCTGCACGTCATCGCCTGTGACTTGGTGGAAATCTCATGGACGCCTCTTCCATGCAATCAGGAGTGTGTGACTACTCTGTTACAAACGGGGCAACTAGGCGGGAAGGCTTTGCATTCAAGTTTAAAGAGTTTGCTTGCGCCTTATGCCATCCCCAAGCGAACCTGGATAAATGGAGCCAACATGGAAAAAGCAATGAGCAGCGTTGACCAGTCAAGAGGCGGCGCACTGCGGGACGACGAAGAAAACAAAAAGTTAAAAGCGGACGTGGTTGAAGAAGAATCCCACGACGAGCCGGAAGAGGCGAAGGCCGAACCGATGGGCGCATCCGTATTGCGGGACTTGCACGGAGAGTTGAAGGAAATCCATTCCGCCTACTCCGCAGCGCTGCCGCAACTGGAACAGCCAAAAGTTAAATCCAAACTAGAGAAGTGTCTGAAGGACATCGGCGGGCACGTCAACGCCATCGCTGACACCTTTGCATCCGTCTACTCGGAACTTGAGCAACTGGAGCGTCACGAAGTTGAAGAGGAAGCCGAAGAGGCCGACGACCCGGAGGACGAGGAGAAGGACGACATGGAGGGCGAAGAGGGGGAAGAGGACATGGACGAGCCTGAAGAGGAAGAGAAGAAGTCAAGGAAGTCAGTTAAATATTTAAATCAACTGTTGTCCGAAGAGACGGACGGCAAGAGAGTGAAAAAGTTAAAATCCTTGCTCAAGTTGTGTGAGAAGGAAGTGATTGCGGAACCGGAGCCAGAACCCACCTTACAGGAGCGGAAGGCACTGGAGAAACTTGAAAGGGCCATCGCCCGCAAAGAGGCTCTGTTGAGAAGGAATGGCGTTTTAGCCTAACAAAAGGAAACTACATGGCATACATGGAAAAAATTAAAGAGTTGGCGGAGCGTCAGTCCCAACTAGACAGCGCTTTGAGCCGCAACCCCGGAGTGAGCAACACCCCAAGCAAAGAGCAGGTGTTCGGCGCACCCACAGCCCGCAAGGGTGAGAGCGTGATGTCCTCCCGTGGCTTCCAGTTCCAACGCCTCATCGGCGTCGTGGCTGGCACCTTGGAGCAGGAACACGCAAAGGTAGAGATGGACTTGTGCGAGAGGCTTCGCAAGAACAACCTCCAACAGAATTTCAACATGACGAAGGGCGCTCGCTACTGTGCGCCGCTGTCGTCAAACTTCATGGGCGAAGAGGCTGACCCCTCTTTCCGCAGTGAGTGCAAGAGCCTGTTGGCCGCAGGCGCAGGGCGTGACCTAGACGAAATGCGTTGGGTTGCCCAGCAGAGCGGCATGAAGACAAATCAGTCTTGGGTAGACCAGAGCCTCGGCGGCTCGTTGGTGCCCCCGGCTGAGTTCGGAGACTTGATTGAGCTATTGCGTAACGAGGCGGCAATGCCTGCCCTTGGCGCACGGTTCATCCCACTACCGCCCCAAGGAAGAATCACCTTCCCACGGCAGACGTCCCCAAGCACCGCCTACAACGTGGGCGAGAACAGCACAATCACGGCGTCCAACGTCGGGACTGGTTCGCTGGTTCTGAGTGCTAAGAAAATCGGCGTCCTCATCACCATGCCGAACGAGTTGATTCGGTTCGCAAGCCCCGCCTCTGAGGCGCTGCTACGAAGCGACATGATGAAGTCCGCCAGCTTGAAACTTGATTACGACTGCCTCTATGGGGCCGGCTCTGACAACGTCATCCAGGGTCTAGTCAACGTCCCTGGCACCGCCACCGTCACACCGACGACTGTTGGAACGGACGGCAACACACTAAGCCCACAGGACTTTTACGAGTTCATCAGCAAGGTGGAAGCGGACAACGGAAAGTTCGGCGGATACCTGATGCGTCCTGAGATGTTCTGGAAGGCAGTAGAGACGAGGGCAACAACCTACTCTGGCTCCGGTCAGGTGGGACAGTTCGTGTTCACGCAGTTCCGTGCGTTGGGCGACGGATTCGAGAAGATGTTGAACGGTTACAAAGTCGTAACCACCCCACAGGTTTCCATCACCCGTGTGAAGGGTTCTGGAAGCAACCTCACCACCGTGTTCGGTGGCGATTGGAGCAACTACATGGTGGCGCTGTTCGGCTCAATCGAGTTCGCAGCCGCAACGCAGGGTGACACCGCCTTCGCAAACGACCAGACGGTTGTTCGTGCAATCATGACTGGTGACGCCGCACCAAGGAACCCCGGCGTGTTCAGCATCGCTGACCAGCTTGTGTTGAGCATTGGAAACTAATAGAGGAGCGATTATAAATGTTAATAGACCTAGTAAATGAAGCCCAATGCAGCAGCGCTCTGGCTCCTGTTGTGTTGGCCGCCTCCACACAGGGGGCGAGTATTGATTTGAGCAACTGTGAAATCAGCACGAACGCAATCGTCAGCGTCGGAGCCGTTGGGGCGAACAGCACAGCGGCCACCTTCCAGATTGAAGAGAGTGCTGACGGTAGCACGAACTGGACAGCCATTGCCGGTATGTCCTGTTCCGTGACGACCAGCAACACCGTGAACGTGCTGCGTGGACTTCGGACATACAAGTATGTTCGGGCCAACGCCATCACAGTCACAGGAACAACGCCTTCCTTTGCCGGCTCTGTGGTCATTGTATCGCAGAAGAAATACGTCAAGGGTGCGAGCGTTACCGAAGGCGGATATTCGAGAAGTCCATCCAGCTAAAAAGAATAAACTTTAAAAAGAGGGCGATTATCGCCCTCTTTTTTTATGTGTATGCCAACCGCCGCCACGAGTCTTATTCGTCCCCTGTTGCTGGGTTGTGGCCCACCGGCAGTTCTCAGGTTCATAATTGCCGTCATTGTTGATACGGTCAATGCTGTGGTCGGGCGACGGTTTTCTACCCATGTCTTCTATAAAATTTAAATATGAATCCTTCCAGCGTTCGCAAACCGTAATGCCTCTGCCGCCGTAGCGAGGGTATTTTGAATTGTTTTTGTTGTAACATCTGTCTTTCATGTGTCTCCATGTTCTGTATTCCGGTGTGTTGTCAACGCTTTCACCATGCGTTCGTTGTCGTTCACTAAGTTGCTCTTTATGGAAACACCCGCAAGAGGACGTGTCTCCGTCCGTTAAATACTTTCCCATCTTAACCACTTGCTTCCCACATGCGCATTCGCAAAGCCAATAGGCTCGTTTGTTTCTCGTCTCGGCATAACCAATAACTTTTAATTTGCCAAAGGTTTGCCCCGTCAGGTCTTTTCTAGTTTTGAACATCCACCCATTTTATCATACTTGATGGGTAACTCCATACATACTGGTATGTCCAACCTTACAGACATTACCTCATTGAAGACCTTCCTTGGCATCAGCGACGACAGCGAAGACAACCTATTGGCGTTGCTCATCCCGCAAGTCTCCGACGCCATCGAGGAATACCTTGGCCGCACCTTCACAAGCGCCACCTACACCGAATATTACATGGGCGAAGGGACGCCTTTTTTAGTTTTAAATCAGCGCCCCGTCACAAGCATCACCAGCGTTTATCTTGACGAGGAAGGCTATTGGGGACAGCCCAGCGGCTCGTTCGCAGCGCCCACCCTCTTGCAGCAGGGCGTTGATTACGCTCTGGAGATTGACCAGTCGGACGGCACAAGCCGCTCAGGCAAACTCTACAGAATTAAAAGTTATTGGCCCATCGCTTTCACCTACATCACGGGCGTCATCAGCAGCAACATGGGGCCAGCCACCGGCAACGTGAAGGTGACTTACGTGGGCGGCAGCAACGCCCCGGCAAATGTTAAACTGGCGTGCAACATGGCGATTGCCAGAATACGATTGTTAGCGCCCTACGGCATGGCCCTTCAGAGCGAATCTTACGAAGAGTATTCATACAGCCTCTTGGGTTACGTCCCTGACCACATCTTCACCGCCGAAGTGCGTTCGCTTCTGGCAAGGTATCGCACCATCGCATTAGGTTAAAGTTTAAAAGGAAAATCATGTTAAAAGTTACAAATGGGTTCGGCAAGGTGTTGTTTGACGTAGACCCTCAGAACCAGAAAGTTACGATTTCCGACGTCCCTTACATGTGGCCGACGAACGCAGGCAACGCCAATCAGGTTCTATCAACGGACGGTGCGG